AAGGATAAAGAATGTCTAAGAATATAACAGCAGTAAATAAATCAGGTGGAGATGGAGTAATTATAGCTACAAATGGTATTACTAGAATAATAGCTATTCATGCATTTTCAACAGTAGCAGGTACATTTGCTATAGCTGATAGTACAGGAGATAAGATAAAGTTTCAAGTTCCAGATAGTGGAACAGCAGATATTTATATAGGTGATATGGGTGTTAGATGTGATGCAACAGTTAGTGTATCTACTCCTAATGCAGGTAGTGTTACATTATTTGTAGGCTAGATAGATGCCTAATTTTTCTTTTCTCAAAACAGATATAATAAATACAAGTGAGAATGATTCTTCAGAATTTGAAAATCAAATACCTTTTTTTGTAGAAAAAGCAGAAGTACGTTTAACAAAAGATTTAGATGATGTAGGGCTAACACAGTTTAGCTCTTTTTCTTTTACAGCATCTAATCCAGTTGTTAGTCTTCCTGCTGAAACAAGAATTATAAGAAGTGTTAATTTTAAAACAAGTGCTTCTTCTAATATAACAACTCTTCTACAAAGACCTTATGAGTATGCTATAGATTACTTTCCTCATGCAAGTGCATCTACAGGTACTCCTAGATATTACGCTAGAAAAAATCAAACATCAATATATATAGTACCAACTCCTGCATCTGCTTTATCAGGAGAAATATCTTATGTACGTAAACCATTAGGTTTAGCAAGTGCTACAGGTACAAGTGTAACTACAACAAATTATTTTAGTGAGTTTTGTTATGATGCATTATTTTATGCATGCATGATAGAAGCAAATAGATTTATGAAAAATCCTAATGGTGTGCAATTATACCAAGGTGATTATGTAAATGCTGTAGAAGGATTACGTAATCAAGCAAGAAGATCAAGACAAGATAATATGGAGACTGCACACAATCCAAGTGGTGGTCCAAATGTTTTAGTAAAAGGAAGTAATTAATTATGACAAAACTAGATATGTTTGAAAAAGATAAACTTAAAAGAGAAGCTACAAATAAACCACAAAAGAGTTTATCTAAACAAATAAAATCACCAAAAAAAGCTTTACCTTATAAAAAGCTATTAGATTATTTTAGAGATGAACCAAATTATATGGGTAAAGGAGCTAAAGGTAGAATATTAGAAGAAGCAGAAATGATTGAACAAAAAGGAATGGGTCGAGGAGGTCCTGATGATGAAAATGAAGCAGCTAAAGAAAGAAGAAGAAGAGGGATTACTAAAAAAAAATCATTAGATAAAAAATTTGAAACCTGGGAAAAGAAACATAAACCTGGAAGTAAAAACTATGCTAAAAGTTTTATTAATTGGGTAAAATCAAATCATAAAGATATTGCAAAAATAGGATTAAAAGGTACTGCTTTAGGTGTATTTACAGAAATAATGAAACCTACTGAAGCAGGAGCTGCTACTTTAGAAGATGTAGGATTAAAAAAACCAAAAGTAGAAAAAAAATCTACTGGAGGTATGGTTATAAATAAACGTAAACTTAGAAAACCTAAAGGTGTAGGTAGAGCACTTAGAGGTTATGGAAAAGCATTAAGGTAATTAAATGGCTTTAAAAGAAAAAAATAAAAAAGTTACAAAAAAGAAAACAAAAAAAAATATTAAAGTAGCAGGAAAAGTTATACCTATAAAACCAGGACAACCTTTTGCAGCTAGAAATGTTGATTCTGATGATAATCCATATTCAGCATTAGATGATGGTTTAAATGAAGGATTAAGAAAAATAGATTTATATATGGGATTAGAAGATTTTATGGACATTCATGGTATACCTTATAGATATAAAAATAAAGGTAGTAAAGCTAAAATGAAAAAACCTAGAGGTGTAGGAGCAGCATTAAGAGGTTATGGAAAGGCATATAAATAATGACAATAGGTAGATCAAGTATTAGAATGCAATTAACTAAAAGATTACAAAATAAAAAAGTTAAAAAAAAGAACAAAAAGAAAAAGGGTAAAAAATGACAATAGGAGCTAAAGCATCTCAGTTTATAACAAATGCAATTAGAAATGCATCTGATAAAGCAGCTAAAAAGTTTTTTAAATATGTAGGTGATTCTAAAAACTATACAGGTATTCAAAATGTTGAAGCTACTTTAAGACAAAAAGAATTAAAAAAGTTTAAAACAGGTGATGAAACTTTAGATAAACTTATTACAAAAGCTTCTAATAATAAAAGCACTAGAGAAAATTTATCTAAGTTTATTCAAAGTGGTGATTTTCTTAAAGTAAAGTCTGCTAAAACTGGACCTATTACATTACCTGGTAGGGGACAATCTGTTGATGAAGGTTTATTTCAAGGTATAGGAAAAAGAGAAGCTACAGTAGTAGATGAAGATTTTGATAGTATTTTAACTAGAATAGAAAAAGATCTTGAGTTGGAAGAAGCTAGAAAAAAATATGCAAAAGATTTAACTACAAGAAATATAGATGCTAAAAAAGCTAAAACTTTAAGATTAAAAAAAATAGCAAAAGATAAAGATTTATTTACAAAAAGATTAAGTAATTTAACAACAGATAATCCTCTTTTTGAAGGAATGCCTGCAAGAGATGCATTAAGAGAAATAGAAGAATTAAAAAAATTACCTGCTAAAAATAAAATAGATAGGTTAAGAAGACTTATTAAAAAAAGAGCTGCTTTAGAATCTGTATTTTTAGGAGGACAAAGTAAAGATATTTTTAGTCCTTTAGGATATAGAAAAGGTGAAAGTATAGAGACTTTACAAAAAGCAGATACAAGAAGTTTATTAGATAAAGCTTTAAAAAATATGATAGGAGAAAAAGATATTAAGTATCCTGCTGATTTAGGTGAACTAGGTTCTGTAATAAAATATATGGATCAAATTAATAATGCAGTTAAAAATAAACAAATTTCAAGTGAAGTAGGAAAAGATTTAAAAAATAGATTATTATCTAATTTTAGATTAACAAGAAGTATGGTAAAAACAGTAGGAGGAAGTCAACCAGAAAGAGGTTCATATATTCCAGGAACAGATATACCATCTTTAGAAAGAGGTAGATTTGGTACATATACACAAGGATATGATCCACAAATGCCAGGATCTAAAGAATTAGCAACAATAACTAAACCTAAAACAGTTATTCAAAGAACTGAAACAACTGTAAGTCCAGATGCTAGAAAAGCTGTACAAGCAGTAAGAAATGAATTAGAAGAAAAGTTAGGTAGATACCCTTTACCAAGTGATATAAGAAAAGTATATCCTGAACTAGGAAAACTATTAGATGATATAGAAGCAGAGGATGCTATACGAAGAGATTCTGAAAGATTTGGTATAACTCCTCCTAAAAGAATTAGAGATGATGATTTAAATTTAACTGAATTTGATGAAAGAATTGCTGATTTTGCAGATAAAAATAATATGTCTTTTGATGAAGCTGAAAGAATATTTATTAGTGAAATAGAACCCTCAGATGAACAACTTTTACAAAGAATATTACAAGACGAAGAACTAGGTAGAACTAGAGGACTTGCTGAAGAAGAGTTTAAAACAGGAGGATTAATAAGTTTAACTAGAAAAAAAAGAAAAACTATACCTAAAATATTACAAAATAAAAAGAAAAATAAAAAGAAACAACAAAAACCTAAAGGTGTTGGTAAAGCACTTAGAGGTTACGGAGCAACATGTGGCTAAAAAAAGAAAAAGAAAAGGACTAGGAATGAAAGGCATGACTATTGGTGGTGGTCATAAAAGACCTACCAAAAGTGGTGCTGGACTAACAGCAGCAGGTGTTGCTAAATATAGAAGACAGAATCCAGGCAGCAAATTAAAAACTGCTGTGACTGAGAAGAGCCCAACAGGAAAGAGAGCTAAAAGAAGAAAAAGTTTTTGTGCTAGATCTGCAGGACAAATGAAAAAGTTTCCTAAAGCAGCCAAAAATCCTAATTCAAGATTAAGACAAGCAAGGAGAAGATGGAGGTGTTAATTGTCATATCTAATAAGCAATATTCCACATTTCAAATGTTGGGTAAGAAAAGAGTTTACGCATAACCATATAAAATATCATGGTGAACATTTACATGGTTTAGCGATTGCAGTAAATACAATACCAGACAGATGTTTAAGTTTTCAAGTTGTATTTACTGGTATACAAGAAGAAGAAAATACAGTAGGTGGTGCCATGTGGGCATGACTTCCAATCAC